ACAGGTCAGCATCCGTCTCGTTAAGCAACTTCACCATCCGGTTTGCCACGCCGGTGGCGTAGCGGCTTAACCAGACGGAATGTGCGATCGACTCATCGCGCAGACTTTCGTTAATGGTGGGCATATCAGCCTCCTGTCAACGTTGGTGCCTGATTGCGAAGTGCATCAATAACCTCGTCCGGGCTGTCGGCTGGGTCAATGAGATCGAGCTTCTGCAGCGCGCGAATCATATCGCTATCGCGCAGCGCACCGGACTGCCAGGCGTTAACGATCGCCGTCACCATGCCCGACTCGGCAACCTTCGCGATGAATTCCTGATTGATGGTGTAACTCGTCGTTTCGCCCTTGATGCCGAGGTATTTCGCACACCAGCCAAGCGCCAGCGTATAGGCCTCAGAAACGTTTGATACGCAGATACCGAGCACCGACGTTGAGGATGTTTGCTCACCGCTCGCCTGCGTCGCAGTCTTCGCTGTGGCGTTCTGCTCAATCAGTCGGGCGCCCAACTGCACCATGTAATCGCGCTTACTGTCCATGGCCTCTTTAGCCAGCATGTTCGGCTGTGCCTGGGCATAACCAAACGAGCCCTCCTTGGGAAGCAAAAGCGGTGATCGGGAACCAATTTTCACGCCCTTCTTCTCGAGGTGATCGCGCCAGCCGGTATCGAGCCCAGTCATGTACGGCTGCACTTGCCCACAGAACCACACGCTGTCTTCATAATCAGCACTGTTACGGTAATGTCCGTGGTTTATCTCCACCAGCGCGGCCAGCGGTGAATCATCGATAGTGGGATCGTTGTTCTGAGCACCGACAAAGGTAAAAGGGATTTCATCCCAGTAGTCCTTTCCTTTCGGCTTAGGGTGGTACTCACTGTCAACTGTGTAGGTTCCGCTTGCGGTGCCACCTGCCCGGCGCCATACCCGGCAGATGAACCGCCCTTCTTCCAGCGCCAGCTCGCGATACTGGATTTCATCCTTGTAAGAGTAACCATCCGGCTCTTCTACGCATTCGCGCAGCACCACCAGCACCAGTTGATCGCGCCCGTTAATGCGCTTTGTTCTCCAGTTGATGATGTTCTCTGCCGGATAGCGGAGGATGATCGCCTCATCGGAGGCTTCTGCGTAATCGACATAAAGCCCCTCTCGCGCCACCTCCAGCACGTTCTCAGCCACCAGCTGTGACTGCTGATAGATGCTGGTTCCGGCCCCGTCAGCATTGTCCAACAGGTACTTCAGCTTCTCCGGACCGTTAAACGTGGGGTCTTTGCGATACGCCATCCCAAGCATACCGATCTTCGTATTGCCTGCAATCGCATAGAACACCGCGCGGCTCAGATAGTCTTCGTTACGTTTGCGGTTTCGCGTGGATTTATCAGTTGGGTCGAGATAAGGCAGGTACTTATTACCCGCTGCCTTTACGGCCTCAGCTCCTTTGCAGAAGTCTCTGTATTTCCGCCAGGCAGCAGAAGCCGCCCGGTGTTCTGGTCGAACCCAGGTGATGTCGTCGTTTGCCATATCAGAAAGTGGTGTCCATGGTGATTGAATATGCCGGTTTCACGATCGGGTAATCCTTCACGATGAAGTACCCACCAGCATCATTGGGGTGATCGTTATCAGCTGACTTGTCCGGTTCGCCATTAGCCGCCCAGATTTGCTGCTCAAGGCTCTCGGTGTAAACCGGGCAATTCTGGACGTTCACAAGGTAGCGGCGTTCGCCGTTGGCGTTGCAGAACATGGCGTTCATCGAGTTGATGCGGTCTTTAACTGGCGGGTTGGCATCATCAACAATGACGCTGAATCCGGCATCGTTGAGCTGAGCAATATCGGTCTTGCTGGCGTTCTGGGACTTGCGGGAGTCGCCAGACGCATCCGGATAGATGTAAATCTCCCGGCTCTTCACATAACGACCGTCCTCATAGCGCCAGAACTCTTCCTGAATGCGCTTAATCATCGCCGGAGTATCGTAGACCTTCACCAGCTCGCGAACCGCGCGCGGCAGGCCATTACGCTTAACGTGAACAATCGCGGTCATTTTTCCAACGTTGAAGTCCATACCGATAAACAGCGAATCCCCGTCCTGAATCTCGTCAGAACAGTTATTCAGCTTGCGGTTAAAGGTGTGGTAAATGGTCCCACTGTTAAGGTTGGTGAACTTCCCTCGCAGGTATGCCTGAATCAGTTCGTCAGGGTAAGAACTCAGCAACGACGGGATGTAATCAGGCGGTAGATTCTTCGCATTGTCGAACGTGCTGGCCTGTATCAGACCGTACAGCGCCGCAAGCTCTGGCTTTTCACGTACGGCCTTCACGAATTGCTGATAGACGAATTTGAAACCTTCCGGTGTGGTCGTAACATCAATGCCGTTACGTAACCCATCAACGTTATAACGCATACGGGCGATGATTTTTCGCCAGGCCTGCTGCGCTTTGGCAGCCGCCATGACGTCCAGCTCATCCACCATCGCGTTACCAATTTTGAAACCAACTATCGAGCCGGGCTTTTCCATTGAGCGGCAGATTGTAGTCCCGCGGTACCGTCGTCCCTCGTAGAAGTGAACCTCTTTGTTCCCCTCGTTAATTTTGACACTTAGGCCCCAGTCAAAGGCTACCTCTTCAATCGTCGGGTAGAAGATGTCACGGATCTGCGGATATGTTGGCGCGAAATAGCCCTGGTTGATTTTAGGGTGCTCCCACATTCCTTTGCAGATGCCGCCGCAGCCCACCCACGTCTTACCGGAACCGAACCCGGCAACGTAGGCTTTGAATTTGTGCTGCATCGCGAGGAAGCGCGCCTGAGGAATGTTAAGTGTCGGGTTGATCCCCATCGTCCGCCCTCGCGTCCACTACGTTGATATTGATCTGTACTGGGGGTGGCTCGTCGTCCTCCCCCTCACCGGCCAGCTCTTTACGGAGTTTCTCAACCTCCAGCTGCCGGCGTTCGATTTCAATCTGCTGCAGGCGCTGGGCGAACTCGCTGTCAGCAAGGCCAAGCCGTTTCATTACCGCTTCGAACATGCGCTCACGGCTGATTGCGGTTATCTCGACGCCATTCTTGCCGACCTTCACGCCGGAGTATGCGAGCCGTGAGACTTGAGGGAGTTTCCGGGTGTCCGGGAAGTAAGGCTGGCCAATACCATCGCCGTTGCAGCGCGGGCATTCAGGGTTGGGCTCTCTATTGTGGTCATAGCCGTAACCACCGGAATCTTCAGGTTCACGTCTGTCACGCTCAACAGCCTCGAGTCTTTTCTCTTCGAACTCTACGGCATCACGCCACTGGTAGTGATGACCGAAGCCCCAGCAGTAACGGCACGCGCCGCGGCGGTATTGTGAGAGTTGGTTTGCATCGAAAGTGGCGAGCTGCCACATCTGCGCGAGGACTTCATCGGCACTGCCAAGCGTGCGAGCAATGGAGGCTTTTTGCTGCTGCGCAATTGCCTGCGCAACGTTAGGATTCGCTATGAGCTGACGACCGTAGTTTGGGTCACTATAACCAGCACGCGCAGCGGCGGCTGTGGCGTTATTGTCCTTCAGGTATTCAGCAATAAAGCGCTTTACCTTCGCGCTGAGCTTTATGTCCACCAGCTCATCTGTGCTTTTATCTTTCTGCGCAGTGTGCATTCTTTCCTGCGCAGATTTTTGCGCAGTGTGCATTCTTTCCTGCGCAGATTTTTGCGCAGCTGGTTTTTTGATGTATCGTCGGGCAGTCGCGTAATTCAGTCCCTGCGCTTCACACCACTCTTTCGGTGATACGCCGGTTGTGGCATGTTCGGACAGGAACCGTTGCTGAAGCTCGCCCCAGTCCGGTTTAGCCATTGCTTATTCCAATAAAAAAGCCACCAGCGTATGCCAGTGGCTTGGGGGTAGTAATCAGGAATGGATTCGAACATTGAGCCAGAAGATATAGGCCGCCTACACGAGTTTCCAGCTTATAGCAGCGTCACGCTTCGTACGGATCGATATTGCCGCAATTTCGCGCACTTGCTCAATGTTTCGTAACATTATTGCAGGTACTCAGTAGAAATCCGTGATAATTTCCTAATTCAATTACGTAGATAACACGTTTGTTAGTATTAAGGTTGGTATACCTAGCAATAAAGTTAAAATCAAAAATGTTTTAGCCAGTACCTTGTAACCTAATTTGAACATGTAAATCGACTCTGCAAATAATATCAGACAGAGGACAGGTGACAGGCCAATAAAAAAAGTTGTTAAGGTCGAATACTTTACGACTGACAACACCTTTCTCATCCTTGCAACAGAGGTTAATGATTCAGAAATGCATAACCAAAGCGACACTTGAAATAAGAAAAAGAAATAAACATAAGAACGTTAGTCTTCTCTTTTGAAGTCCATATGAAATCAGCATAAAGCTTAAAAAAATTACAGCCATAGAAAGACTGAGAAAAAATAAGAAGTCATTGATGCCTTCATTGAAGATGAACATTCGAATGTTACTCTTTTATTGGGTTATGCACTAATGATAGCGTTTATCCGCAACATTTCTAACGATAAACTCCTGCCATCCAATATCTACAAGTTGAACATTCGTGTAACTTGTATCGCTCAATATTTTGCACAAGGGGGTTTAAACCTTTCGTACTTTTCTCGAGTGACCGTGAAGTTGGTGTCAACTTTCACAATACCAGTCTGCAGCGACTTAATCTACAAAACATACTGACTAGACGTCAATGACGGTGTGGCGACAATGCACTCATCGACTGCGTCAGGACTGACAGAATCGGCGTGCATTGCGCCAGAACGTACCATCAGCAATCTCAGTCGGCGGCTTGACTTGGTTGCATTCACACGAGGCTAGGCCTAAGGAAGTTCTCAATCACCTCCGCTTACGCTTGTTGATCCCCGGTTGAGTGCCACGCTAGTCAAGACTCTGATGCGGAGAATGCCAACTCCAGGGAATCATCGATAAAAAGAGCATGTGAAACTGAGACTCCTTTAGCTCTCCTTGCGAGGGCTTTTTTTTGGATAGTGGCGCTTCGCTTGCTAAATATTGTGTGTTTTCTAAAGTTAAAAGGTGGCTTTGCTATGTCAGGTAAAGCCGTCGTTCAGAAATACCCGTGTGCTCAAGGATGAGCCATCCCTAGTTTTTCCTTTCCAGCTCTATCTGCCTTATACCAGCCAGGTTATTGTTGCCCTTCTCAATCACTGCCAGCAGCGGCTTAATCCAGAGCACAGCCTGGCAGTATGTTATTGAGCTGGTGGCAGCGGCACGATCATCGGCTGTGTCAGGTCTGTTGGTATCGGTGCGCAAGGCGCTGGCACGTAAACGGTGCGCGTATTCGAGCAACCCGCCAGCGATATCAGCAGGAACAGGTAGATCACAGGTTTTTTCACGGCGTAGAATCTCCCGGTATTCGATTATGGTTTCTTCTGTACTGGTGTCGATCAGGGAATTCAGCCTGTTGGCTTGTTCCGCCACCTTATTGAACCGATTGAAGTTGAACGCTTGGGTGGCGATTATCTGCTCCTGCAGAGCATTGTCACTGCGCAGAACCTTGTTATCACTCTGCAGGCCGTTGGCGTCTGAGCAACTTTTAACGAGTGCGACTGAGAGACCAGCAATAACCACAACCACGATTGGTAAAAGATTAAAGTTCACTGGTCTATCCCCCAGCACGCCAAAGCCCTTTCCTGGTCTCGCCGTTCTACCTGACCGTAGCAGCCGTTCTTCTGGCCTTTGGTTAGCCTGCAGTCGCGACCACCGTCTCTAATCCACCAGCGAATTGCCTCGCATGCCCCGTGGCGGTCACCGGCATTGATGCGCTTATAGAACGTGGACGGGAAGCACTTACCCGGCCCGATGTTGTACGGACAGAAAGATGCGATCCCAGCTTTCTGCGGTTCGGTAAGCGGTACCGAAATATTACGGTCAACCCATGCCAGAGCCTTATTGCGTTCGATAGCATTCACCTGATTGCATTTGGCCTGTGTCAATTTCATGCCCTGCACAACCGGTTTACCATCAACCACCGTTGCGCCGCGGCAAATAGTCCAAATACCACCGCCATCTTTGTACGCCGTAAGGCTGTTACCCTCTTTCTCATTCAGAAATTGATCGAGAATGACTGATGCAGGCGCTCCAGCAAGTACCAGCCCCAGAACTGCCGCACTTAACTTTGCTCTGGATCCCATCACTCACCTTCCTTTTGTAATGCCTCAACGACCACGCTTGCAGC